ATCCTGCTCGACCGCAACATCCGCGGGCCCGTCCTGTTCCAGAACACCGGCATCTCCACCAGCGTCGGCGACGTGGTCAGCTGCCAGGTCAGCGTGGTCTTCAACGCCATCAGCGGGACGGTCTGATGAGCCTGCTGGGCACCGGCGGGGAGATGGAGCTGAGCCGTGAGTGGCCGCCGCTCACGGTGCTCACCGATGGCCGGTTCGACAACGGCCGCCTGTGGCTGGCCCAGCCGGGGTTCTGGCCTGGCGATCGGGTGATCATCACCTGCGCCCGTGGGCTGCCGATTGATGCCAACCTCAACGGCTACGCCGACTGCCCCGACGGGCACCGCCACTGGGGCGGCCTGGGCATCGCTGGACCCGCAACGGCCCACCGCACCACCGACGCCGGGCCCTACTGGGCCGCAAGCGACGCCGCGGCCTACTGGGAGGCGACAGCGACGACCGGCCTGACCCAGCAGCTGACCTGCTACGCCGGCCGCGACACCTTGGGCCGGCTGGCGTTCTACAACTCCGAGATCAACGGTGTGAACGGCGGCACCACAGGGCGGCTGCCCCTGGCTGGCGTGGCGTTCGGGGCCCTCGTGCTGGCGCCCTACTCCGCTGAGGCGGCCTACCAGGCGGCCCTGCTCACCCTCTCCCAGTCGGTGCTGGCGGTGCTGCCGCTGGCGGAGCCGGAGCTGCCGGCCGATCAGGTCGCCACCATCCCCGCCGCTGCGGCCGGGACTGAGCTGATCGGATGGAAGCTGCAGGCTCAGCTGGCCCGCTGGACCCTGGATCAGGAGGCCGCCACGGCCGACACCACCGCCCTGGCCGAGCCCTATGGCGACTCGGTGAAGGCCCTGGTGCGAGGCAGCGGCACCCTGCAGTTCGACCTCGAGCGCAGCTACCGGTCCGGCAGCCAGGACTCGACGGCACTGCTGCGGCTGGTGATGATGCTCGACCGTGGCTGCCGCTGTCGGGCCCGGTTCTACCTCCACCGCGAACGGCCGGCGGAGACGCCCGGCAGCAACCCCTGCCGCGACCCCAGGCTGGGCGGTGCGCTCTGGTACGAGGCCGACCTGCTGCTGGCCCGCACTGGCGTCGAGACCGGCGCCCGCGAGCTGATCAGCGGCAGCGCTGCGTTCCTGGTCCTGGGTGAAACGCAGCTGCGGATGGGGTAGGATCTGCGCGTGGGAAGTGGCGGGCCTGGCGGGCATGGTGGCCTACCAGGTCTTTTTTCTGGCCCGCTACCCTAGGCCCATGGCCCTGCCTCGACAGCGGTGACGATCATCAAGAAGGCGGCCGAGGCCGGCAGCTGGCCCCTCGCCACCAATCAGGCCGATGTCAAGGCCCAGCTCAGCGCGATGCTGGACGGGCTGCGGCAGCTGATCGGTGGCGCCAACATCGCCAGCGGCAACAGCGAGTCGACCGATCCTCTGACCGCGCCGTTTCGGCTCTACGTCGATCCCTACATCGGCCGCGACACCTTCGCCGCCGGCAGCTACAACACCACCGAGGCAGCGGCTGGCAGCACGACTCAGCAGGTCGTCGACCAGAAGCTCAAGCGACTGGAGAATCAGCGACTGCTCTGCGGCTACACGCCATCTCGACCGTTCAAGACCCTCAACCGGGCGATCATCGAAGCGGCGATCATCACCAGCAAAAACTGGTACATCTCCGATCCGCTGGCCCACGTTGATTGCGTCTGCATCTGCCTCAGCCCGGCGATGCACATCGTCTACAACAATCCGTCCAGTGATGGATCCGCGATTGCCGTCAGCCAGTGGGCCGACGGATTCGAGCCGACCTGGCAGCACCTGATCTCGTTCAACCCCGCTGAGGGCGGGGTGCTGCTGCCTCGCGGTGCGTCCATCGTGTCGCTCACCGGCGACCTGCGCCACACCATCCTCAGGCCCAGCTGGGTGCCGAATGGCGCCGTCGATGAGACCCCGACCTACGCAGACGGAGTCGCCACCTACTCGCTGCGGCGGCAGATCATCAAGACCACCGGCGGCGGCTACGCCTATGGTCTGACCTTCCGAGACAAGCTGCTCAGCACCAACAGCCATCACCTGCTGTCTGGGTTCGGTCATGCCACGCAAGCCGAACTCAATGTCTTCTACGGCAACGTCTACACCGCATGCGGCAGCGGCGGCAATTTGAGCCAGGCGTTGCTGGTCGCCCGCGGCACCGAGTACATCATCGCCGCGCCGATCTCCGGCAACCCGACGGAGGCATGGGACAGCACGAACTCTGCCAGCTTCTACATCTTCCAGTGCTCCGTCCGTTCTGATTACGGCATGGGGCGGCTGTGGGCTGACGGGTCAAAGGTCCAGGGCTTTAAGTCGTTCGTGCTGGCCAACTACACCGGCGTCAGCCTGCAGAAGGACATGGCGAACTGGCAGAAATACTCTGCCGGGAGCTGGGTTGCTGTCACCAATTACGCCGATTACATCAGCCAGACCCCTGACAACATCAGGGCCAACCCTGCGCGGCGATCAATCGGCGTCGCCGCAATCAACGAGGCTTTCATCCAGAAGGTTTCAATCTTCGACATCGGTGAGGCGGTTCAGTCGTTCGTGGACACCGGCGGCGAGATTGACAGCAACAACGGCAACAGCAGTTTTGGCGGCTGCGCCGGCCTGGCCAAGGGCTACCGCGCTGCAGCGCTGCCGCAGGACAAGTCTTGGCAGATCAGTGCCATTCGGGTGCCGCTGAGCGTTGAGGCCAAGACCGGCAATGTCCAGCGGATCTACCTCGGCACCATCTCGGCGATCACAGCGTCAACCATCACGCTGGCAACGCCCCTGGCGCCCTATGGCAGCAGCCTGACCGTGCCCGACCTGCTGGGCCAGAAGGGGTACTCGCTGCCCTCTGGCAGCTACATCTGGATTGAAAACGGTCAAGGCACCGACTGGCGGGCAATGGGGACGGCATCGGCATGGGATTCGTCTGTCCCTGCCGTGCTGAACATCACGTCAGCAGCGACGGACCCCAACGGCAATCCGATCGAGAATGGCGGCGACGGCACCAGCTTGGCGATCGGAGCCCGGGTCTACATCCGGCGCCTGGTTGACACCCGCACGCCGTCGGAGCGGAGGTTGAGCCTGAAGCTCAGCAACACCACCAACGTCCGCATCCCGGCTGCCCACTACGTCCTGCAGACCGACACCACGGCCGGGTCGATCTCCCGCAGCCTCACAAGCTCCGAGCTGCTGCTGATCACCAGCACCGGCGCGGGGGATGCGCCCGGCGTTGGCGTCAGCAAGACCGCCGAGGTCACCCTGCGGCGGGGCGGCACGACCGTCAACTACGCCAACGCCACCTTCTACCGCGCTGGCACCGTCGTGCTGAGCGGCAACAAGCATTTCGTCAACTCGAGGGATCTGACGACGGCATCAGCGACGCCTGACCCAACGCTGTGGCAGGAGACCTACGTCCACATGGAGTCGGCGTTTGCGCCGGAGGACAACCTGCGCAATGAGGCGCCAATCCTGGTGTTCGACACCGACACCGATGGCGCTGAGACGACCACGACCTGCGGTATCAACTGGGCCACCGCCTGGACCAGTTCGGCGACGATCTATGGCCAGTACCGCACCGGCGTTGATTACCTCGGCGCCCATCTGCTGCTGACGGCCCTGGGCTACAGCAGCAATGACGCTCACGCTGCACTGGTGCCGCGGCTTGCGGCGGCCCGGGGCCGCAACCCGGCGCTGACCAGCTCCCCAAGCAGCACCCTTGCCCTGTCGTCCGTCACGCCGGCGGGTGGCGCCGCAAACGGATCAGCCAACTGGGCGATCGAGATGCGTCGACCCTCAATGCTATGGATGGGCTTCCACCGGTGGTTCACCAGTGGCGCCGGCAACTACTCCAAGGCCGTGCCGAAGGCGGCTCAGGACATGGGTGCCCAGAACCGGTTCACCTACCTGTTCACCGGACAGGGTGGCGGCAGGGTCATCCCGCAGGGCAGCCAGGAGGACGGACTGCTGGTGTCGCCTCGCGGGCTCGAGGACGTGACCACCGGGCAGACGCTGAGCGTTGAGAACATCGGCGCTGGCGACATCAACACCAGCACCAGCAACGAGCGCGACGTGCTGACGATCACGCAGCTGCTCACCGTGGACGGAGCAGCCGAGTTCAACGGTCCAGTCGCGTTCAACGATGCCGCCACACAGCAGGGCCAGACAACCCGCCTGGGGCCTCTGACTCTGGCCCCACTGGCGGAGCTGCAGAAGACCGGCGCCGCCGCCCCGGTGGCGACCAGCGACGCCGCGATCAACGGCACTCCTGCCGCCGTGACCCTCCCCGGCCTGAACGCTTGGCGGCAGGCGCAGCAGCTGGTATCTGCTGCCTCCGGTTCGGTCATCGTCTACGTCAAGGCCGGCGCGACCGATCGCAACCTGGCGTCCATGCTGACCATCCCGCCAACGACGGCCGGCAGTGCGATCCCGTCATTCGCCAGGGCGGCCGAGTATCTCAATCAGATCCTGGCCAGCTCCGAGCAGATCGGCGTTGTGCGAGTCGCGCCTGGGCTCTACGACCCGACATCCATCTGGAACTGCAAGGTCAGGTTCGAGGCATGGAATGCAGCATTTTCTGCCATGCCATTCCCGAGCAATAGCGTCGGCAACGCCAACACGCCGAACAACTATTACGACGGCACAGGGTATGACAACTTCGCCGCAATCCCGAACCTAGTGGCGTTCAGGCTTGGCGTGCGCTCGGCCGGATCAGCGGGCACCACCGGCGGCAACACCAATCTGCACATCAACTGCGTCGGAATGACCATGCGATTCAATCGCTCGGTTGAGTTCCGAGGCGGCTTTGCCCTGCTGGGTCTGGCTGAAACGATCAAGGCGATCGGGAACAACCTCTGGCCGGCCACCAGCTTTGTGATCAGCTACGACCTTGATGGCCCAGGCACTCTCGGCAGCGCCAACTGGGGCAGTGAGGCGCAGATCAATGCCCTTACCTACAGCACGACCACCAGCACAAACGTCGACGCATTGCTGTCAAGCATCCGCACATCAACCGGGTACACCGGCACGTTTGACACCTGGACCACGCTGCCAGTGATTGATCTTCAATCCCGCGAGACCGATGCCGCGATTATTGCAGATCTCATCCTCGGTCCTGGATTGCCCTCTCACAAGGATCAGTTGGGTGGCGTTCGTGATGCCTACATCCAGGCCGGTACTCGCGTGCCCGTCACCCTCGCCAATCTCTACATCAGAGGCAACACCGTCATCACGTCGGCGGGGATCGGCTGCACCAGCAGCCTGCCGCGAGCCGATGCGCTTCACTATGGATCAGCAGCAGTGACGACACCGTGGACGTGGCGGCAGTTCTATCACACGCTGCTCACGACCACTCGCGTTGATACGGACCTCAACATTGCTCAGCTGGGAGGGACCATCTCAACGCGACTGGGAACGGGATCCTATGACTTCACCTACTTCAAGGACACCAGTGCCGGTGGGGGCAAATACCTGCCGAACCACATTCACCTGTTGACCAACAGCAGCACATCATCGGCTCTGGCCTATCCCGGCGCTGGTGATGTCACCAATGGCCCCTTCCTGGATCAGATCTTCCACGCAAAGGCAAACCTGACGATCACCCGCGCATGGTGGCTCAATGCCGCCTACGGCACGACAGGTCAGCTCCACTCGGGATTCGTCGGGCGGTTCGGCGCCAATGGCTACAACAGCACCAAGACTCGCGGGACGCTGCTGGGGGTACCCAACAGCACCAGCACGCCGGAGGGATTCGCGCAGGTGAAGATCGGTCAGGACGTGCTGCAGCTCGGATCGCCTTCCGTCGCCGTCGGCATCATCCGCAAGGCCGGATCTCACTACTCCAACCTCGCGGACTATTCCCTGCCGCTTGTTGCAGGGTCGGCCAGCTACGGGGAGGCCAACCCCGCCGGTGACAATCCCGTCATCACTTCAGCTGACAATGGTTCAGCAACTCTGGACCTGAACATCGGCGGGCGATCATGGATTGCTGGAATCAGTGCGCAGTACGGCAGTAACATCAGCGTGCGGGTGACCCTCTGACCATGCTGCCTTCTGATCCTGGCTACGTGTCACCGGCGCCTAGCCACATTCGCCACTCACGGGTACTAGCTCAGTTCCTGCGATTGAACGTTGATCCCTACGCTGAGCACAGCTACAGCCCTTCGCTAATCGTAACGATTGAGCAGTCAGTTGCCGCCGCTACGGTGACGGCAGAGTCCTGACCCCCGTGGACGCCGAGCGCATCAACCACCTGGACCTGCTGCGCGAGGTCGTGGCGGTGCGGACGCTGGTTGACCGGCTGGTCACCGACATCGCCGAGCACCGGACCCAGCTTGGGGATCCGGAGAACGGGATCTATGCCCGCCTGAACCGACTGGAGCAGTCGCGGGCGCAGTTGATGCTGGTGGCCGTGATCAGCGGCCTAGTGCTGCCCGTGCTGGTCACCGTGGGCATGGACCGGGCCTTTCCTAGAGTGGATGCAGCCCCTGCTGCGGTGTCGCACCCATGAGCAACGTCAGCCTGACCGACCTGGTCGAAATCGTCCTGGCGCTCCACGGCGCTGCTGTTCTGATCGTCAACCTGACGGACACGCCGAAGGACGACGACCTGGTCAGCCGGTTCTATCGCGCCATCGAACTGTTCGCCGGCCTTGTGACCCCCCTGGCCAAGCGATGAGCGGCACGCTGATCGACGCCGCCCGGTTCACCCCGAACCCGCCGGAGCCCCATCAGGCCGCGGCCTGGAACTGGCTGCATGAGCAGCTGACGCCTGATCAGCTCGCCAGGTTCCTCGAGCTGTTCCGGGCGGCCCCGCTGCCGAAGCCAGCCGACGATCCGGCGGTGAAGCTCGCCCTGCCGGTGATCAAGGAGTTCGAGGGCTGCCAGCTCAAGGCCTACCCCGACCCTGAGACCGGCGGCGAGCCGTGGACCATCGGATGGGGCAACACCACCCATTTCGACGGGTCCAGGGTGAAGCAAGGCGACACCATCACCCAGGCGGTCGCCGATCAGATGCTCGACACGTTCGTGCGGTTCACCGTCGCCGGCGCACTGGCGCGGTCGATCCCGACCTGGCGTCAGATGTCGGCCCGGCAGCAGGCGGCGATCATCTCGTTCGGCTACAACGTCGGCGCCGGATTCTATGGTGCCGAGGGCTTCGAGACCATCACCCGAGTCCTGCGGGACCGCGATTGGCCAGCGGTGCCAGCCGCCCTGCGGCTCTACGTCAACCCCGGCGGACCCAGCGAGGCCGGACTCCGGCGCCGTCGGGAGGCCGAGGCGAATCTGTGGGGCGAGACCCAGCGTCCGACCGAAAAGATCCTGAAGGTTCAGTACTTCAGCCAGAACGACAACACCAGTGGCACCGGTTACCGCGAGTGCTTCAGCTCGACCAGCGCCATGATCGCGGCGTTCTACGGGCGGGTGCGCAACGACGACGCCTACAACGCCATCCGCGCGAAGTTCGGCGACACGACCGACAGCCAGGCCCAGATCCGCGCCTTGCGCTCCCTGGACCTGGACGCCAGGTTCGTCACCAATGCCGCCGTGGGGCTGCTGGAGGCCGAGATCCTGGCCGGCCGCCCCGTCGGTGTTGGCTGGCTGCACCAGGGCCCCGTGAAGGCCCCCACCGGCGGCGGCCATTGGACGCTGTGCATCGGCTTCACACCGGAAGCGATCGTGATGAACGACCCCAACGGCGAGGCCAACATGGTCGCCGGCGGCTACGTGAACCACTCGAACGGCGCCGGCATTCGCTACTCAAGAAAGAACTGGCTCCGGAGATGGGAGGCCGATGGGCCCGGGACTGGATGGGCGCTGCTGGTCAAGCCGCGGTGAGGGCTGGTCGATCCGGGCTGACCTGATATTGGTGCAGCCACACCAGCAGCTGCCAGGTATCTGGCGTCAGGCGGATGCGATCCGGTAGCACCATGGCCCACATCGCATCAAGGCGGACAACTCTGGGACAGCGGCGCGACTGGCACATTTATGGGCGGCAGGGCAGCATCCCAGCGTAGGGTCGTTGGCATGGAACCCTATTCGGCCATGCAGATCGGCGCTCAACACGAGCGCGACCGCCTGCG